CTCCTGTAGGGAAGTTCTCGGTTGTGGTATCATCCACATTATAAACTCCAGCTACAGCTGTGTTGCAGTCTTTTATTACATCTTTTCTTCTTATCCACGTATCATTTATCCCTATTAGTTCCCCCAGTACTGAGGCATTGGCTTTCAACGCCTCACTTAATTCCATCTTTTCCATAATATTTTTTATTTACCAGTTTCCAAATTGTTTTTCTTATAATCCTGCCATGAGTCGGCAAGCTGCCCCACCGAAGCGGAAGTGTAGAGGTCAAGTATATGAATCTCGTCATCGGCAAGCTCCACAAGCTCGTTCCGATAGATCTTCTCCGCAAGTACGTGCGCCGGAAGACCGGGCACGTTCCTGTAAATGCCGTCAGCAATATCCTTACGGATATCCGCTATCACCATATCCTGTCTGTCTATCCCCGTGAACAGGGGAAATTTTGTAAAATCAACTTTCATAATATTCTTAATTAAATTCATACTGTTATCCGCAATAAAACATAACCCAATAATTACCCATACACTTAATGAAGCCGGATGCAAAATCCAAATCAATATAAGACACCTCCTGTCCTCCGGGAGCAGGCAGGATCCGTCCTCCTGTCAATCTTACTCCGCCGCTCATACGCTTGAAGTATATGGTATGTCCGGGAACATTCGGAGGAAGCGTCACCGTTATGTTACCCGTATTAATAAACATCACATTGTCATCATTGTTATTCAGGGAGGTGCTGACGGATATGTTCCTCCAGTTGCCCACTATGCCACGGAGAGAAACATAACTGTCATTGTCCGGATGAAGGAAAATGTTACCTCCCTCCACGAACAGGGGAATGCTCGGGGTCTTGATATGCATCCCGAGCATGGCGTTCGGACTCTGTATGTCAATTCCGGCATCATACTTAATCCCTTCGATTGTGACAAACTGCGTGTTTCCCCCGAGTTTTACGCTTGCGAACGTCCTGTCGTTATAAAACTCAATCTGCCCGGCGGATAACTTGAAACCGACATAGGAATCCGTTCCCTCATAAAGAGTTTTTGAGGACAACATGCCGGAATCTATGGAAAACGGACCGATACGTCCGCTATCCGCCGTGATTTTTCCGCTGATATCCACGTTGACCGCTCTGATACCGTCCGCATCAATCATGGACGCCTTGATCTTCTCGGTCAGCAACAGCTTGGTGGCGATAAAAGTCCAGCTCTGTGCTACCTCCCAGTATTTTATTTTTCCAGAAGCCACATTCTGTTTGGGGGTTTCCGTCGATACCGACGTATGCGAACAGATGCACAGGTACAGCAGGTTGTCATACAGCACTATGTCGTAAAACAGCTGCCCTTGCTTGCCTTCCAGGTAAGACACAGACGCCCCCCATACACGCATACGCATACGCGCTCCCTTATCTCCCTTGTCACCTTTGGGAGCAAAACTGACCTGTCCGGTTCTTGTCACCAACGGCATATCACCTCCTTACTCCTTGGTTGTGATGGTCCATGCCACGTTGCCTCCTGCCTGCTGGCACATGTCCCAAGTACACGTGCCGGAAGTGGCTGCCGTACCGGAGGTGGACGGGTTAAGGATCACCCCGGCACTGTCCATGAACACGAAATAGAAAGTCATTTCCTTGTACTTGGTGGTGCTCCCACGCTTGACCAGAATGGGCTTATAGACCACCGTGTCGCCGCTTTCCCGGATGGTCTCGTCCTCGGGCGTGGGATTCAGGATCAAATCAAACGGATCGGACGCATCCATTACGGACTGCGTGTCCTGACCGATGAGCTTGCCGCCCTGGTACACCTCCACCTTGAACACCCCTGTCGTGTCAACCATATCGTTGGTGACGGTCAATGTCTGCGTGGTCTTTCCGCTCAGCACGCTCCACGCACCGTTGACCTGGTTGTACCACTTGTAGGTCAAGCCTGTAGTGATCTCGTCACTGCCCATACGCGCTACGGCTTTCAGAATACAGCTCTGCCCTTTGTCCCGAAGGGTAAAATACTTGTTGTCACCGGCAACGATCGTCACATGCTTCTGGTTCCCGACCCCCTTGGTGATGGGGATGCTATAGACGAACTGGACGGTGTCGCTGGTATTCCCTATCGTCACAGTAGCTTCACCCTTGATGGTACAAGAGGCCGCTCCGCTCGCCTTGACCAGGTTCTTGACGATCTGCAATCCGTAGTAATCCGTCGTACCGGACTGGTAAGGGATAAACTTGAAATGTCCCGTCTCACCGCCAAACGTGTTGGTGGAGACATTGCCCGAGAACTTGATCTCGACATCATTGAAATACCATTTCATGGAGGAAGGGACCACCAGCCCTTCCGCCACCCGCGAAGAGGTGAGAATGAAGGACAAGACAGGCTTGAGCGATACGAAGTCCGGCGCGATGTTTGTCGGCGCGGACGCTTCGCCCATATACTCCTGATACAGATCTCCCTGATTACACTGGATTGACGGCATATAAACGCCGCCCTTTTGCGAAAATATGACCTGCCCGGTCGCGCTGGCCAAACTCATGACGCTCCTCCTTCCCCGGTTGTTTCCGTACTATCCGTGCCTTCGGAGCTCTCTCCCCAAGAGGCCGGTGTGAATACTTCGACGGGATGGTCCGTACCGTCTATCTCTTCTTTCGCCGCCTGCGGGGTCAGACAGATGCCGCCCACTTCCTTGGCTCTCTCAAATACAGTGTCGCCGGGGAAACGTGCCACGTCCGCCTGCCACAATAATACATTGCCATCCGCTGTCCTGTTGCGGATACCGGTCAGATGCAACCGGTCTGCAACCTCCTTCGTTACTTTAATGTAAAATGCCATACTACTATTATTTTTAATGTTATCCAAATTTTCTTGCTACTACCGCCTTGCCCCCCTGCGTGAGCACCTTGCCGCCTTGTGTCAGCGCCACGTAAGGGCCTCTGTCCTCCACTTCCAGCTTTAACATCATGCCGTTGCTGAAAGGTATCTTGGGAGAATATCCGCCGGCAACCTTGGTATATCCGGAATCTCCGCTCTTCTTGACGTACCAGTGGCAGTTAAACATGGCGGATGGATTCGGGATAACCCCCATGGTATCCCGAATGACGGGTCTGGGAAAGATGGCGTAAGTCCCGTCCGGAACACCCGCAGGTACGCCCTTCCAGTCGGCTTCAATCTTCGGAATCCTGCGGCGTATCACCGTAGAGACTGCCGGGTCCGATGCACCCGGGGTTGATGCCGGAGTCCCGGAAGCCGCATAGGTGGCCTTGCAGACAATCGTGATGTCATCACCTATATAATTGCGGTCAATCTTATATACATTCTTGTTCAGTGATACAAACTCCCAGTCGTTGTCACCCGCTCCTGTGGTTATCGCCTCCAGCGCTCCCGTAGACAACAGACGGTACCAGAAGAACCTGCATTTGCCCGTAGCCGTCACGTCCGTGTCGCCTACCATCAGTTTAGCCGTGATGGTCTGTGCGGTGATGTCACGCACCGGGTTCCAGTCCAGCGTGGACGGGCTGTCTATCGTCAATACGGGGATCGCATCCGTACCGTCAACCGCGCGGACAAGACGGCTCATCTGAAAAGTAAACAGCTGTCCGGTACGTGTGTCGGCATATTCCGCGTAAAACTCCAGCGTGACGGGTTTTAGGACGGTGACATTTTTTTCCATTGTGATCTGTCCCTTGTTGTCACCGGACTCCGTAATGCTGTAGCCTGTGTTTGTCGATGTGATAAGTGTGCGTGTGGTTCCGATGCGCTCGTACCACTTCATGTTGGTCAGCCTGGAGTTGACCGCCCCGATTTTAGTCACCGCTTCCGGATCGGTGGCGTTGCACCGCGGAAACAGGACCAGCGGTGTCAGCGTATAGTCCGGAGTGTATTCAGCTTTGTCAGCCTGGTAGACCTGCATGTCCGGCACGCTGCCCACCACCTCGATGTTACAACTGGTTTGTAACAGCCGGTAGTTGATTTCTATTTTTCGTTGCTTTGTTGCCATTGTATAAAACCATTTTAAAATGTTACAAAATTCTCCGCCACTTCAAACTGCTGCCCGTCACGCAATAACGCCTGTGCTTTAAACGTACACACCCGCATGTTGGTATAATTCGGTCCGAGATCATCTATCGTCAGAGGAAGATTTTTCCCGGCGCCGGCACGCTTCACCGCCCATGCGTTATCTTCTGATACATTCCCGGTATCACGCGTCCAGCTCACATCAGCGTCAAGTATATGATCTGTCACGTCACGGTTGTACAGCTTGCCGGTAATATATAGCGTTGTGGAAAAAGTCTCGATATCAAAATACCACCCCTTTGTGCTGCCGATCTCTATCGTAAATTCCGGGTTCCCTTCCAGCATCGCCCATCCGGCTGCCGCATATTGCGGTTCGTCGGCTGTTCCCGTCATCAGGCACTTCCATTTGCAGCCGTAGTGCCAAACCGTGTCCGCCCGCTCCTGCGTATTGGTGTAAGGATTTTCAGAGGACGCGACTTCGGCCGACCAAAAGCCACGGTCCACCAGTTCCTGTACGGGCAGTCCCTGCCAGTCCACCCGGTAAAGTTCACCGAAGATGCCGGCACGGGCGAATATGTACGAGTGCTTATAGTTGATGGGGAGATTGTCAAACAAATCCAAATTGGGCAAACGCCCCAATATCATGTAATAGTTGTTCTGTTCCAGGACAGGTTTCGTTACTCCTTCCAGCCAGACAAGACATTTATCCGTGGTGGCGGACAAATACCAGTAGCTTTGCCTGTCCTCATTGATGGCATTGCCTCTGCGCGTGATAATCATCAGCTCAGTAGGGGGATAGTTCCGGCCTCCCGGCACCTCGCTGTCCGGATACACCAGTACCGAGATGGAGTTGGCCGCTATGTTCTTCGACAGCACACGTACCCATGAAGTGTAATACTCCCCCGTAGAAAAGAGGTTGTTCACAATCCCATAGACCACATCCCCCTCCTGGAATGCGGTAAAGTCATTCTCCCAACGCTTGCGCAATTTCAGGGTATAGGTTCCGTCGCTCTCCAAAGTCACGGACTCAATGACCCCGTTCTCGGAGTAAGACGTATCGCCCTCTTGTGCGTTCAGGCGGTTATAGATGACCTCCTTGAACACTGCGGAACCGCGCACCTCAAGACGCTCGAACTGACCGCGCCCGTCAGGATAGATACCGGCACCTTTACCGGCAATCATGGAGTCGATGAAATCACCGAACTTCAATAAGAAATTTGTACGGTCGGGACGGTCCTTGCAGAGGAAGGTTGCTAATGAGCGTAAAGCAGAGAACACATTACTATTGCTAGGAGCAGTCGAATCATTTGTACGGATTATATAAACCCCTTTTCTACCTCCACTAGTGTACGTCTGACCTTTATAAGTAAGATTGTCAACTTTATTTTCAAGCTCCCCAATTCGGGAATATGCTGTGCTTTCACCGATTGTATATACAGGAGCATCGTAAGGTAAATCAAGCTTTATTTCAAGACCTATAACTCTAGATATCCGACTAGTCTCAAAAAAAGATTTATTGACAAGCTCTATTCTTTGGCCAATGTCAAATGTCCGGCTGATCATGTTTTCTTTTACCCATGATGATGCAAGGGTAGTATTGTATGTACCATCATCGACCATCATCTTTTTTACACAATCCACCGTTTTATCTCTTAATTCTTGCTCGGCATTTGATACGAGGCCAAGGTCCGTTATCTTCGTACTATCCCAGCCGTAAAGAATGAATTTATCTCCTGTAGTAGGTTTTAATGTTTCATCGGGCAATGTCCTTCCATAATTATCATTGGCAACAATTTCATAGACATCACTTTCAAGTGTTACGCTTCCTAAACTTGTGCCAGCCTTATGAAATGTTACACCGAAATCCATACCATTAAGTAAACCAGACTGGAATACCAACCTAAGTTCTTCTCCATCAATAATATAACTTTTATCAAAGACAAGCCCACTAGTATCGGTTACATAATAAAATGTCTGGGTTACTGTTTCTTGTGTTTCTTCATCTTCTATCGTAGACGTATAACTGCCAACCGTACCAACAACACATTCAGTACGTGGATAGACTTCATCAAGGAATATAATATCTTCAATAGCTTCCTCCTGCGGCATTTCCGTACCTATATCATAACCTTCTTCACCAATATATACCCTTTTACCATCCTTATACCGATAAGCATCAATATACGGTGTTCCTTCTGGTAACATCAACCGCTTTTGAACAATACCATTTACCACTACTGTTTCATCAACAGGCCGATAGTTGGAAGGAATGTTTCTTGTTGATCCAAAAGCATACACACGTGTAGCATAGGTTCCCTGGCTTTCACTGCGCGGCATTTCTTGGGCTTCCACACCCAGCTCTATCCTAACAGCATCTCCATTCTCACAACGTCCAAATCGGATAATATTATCTTCTACCCACCACTCACAATTCCACGTTTCTGCCATGTTAGTAAGAGCATCCAGCAGATTGGTATTCTCATAAGACATCAACTTAGCTGAATCCTCTACTGACGAATCTATAGAAAAATCGAAATCATTACCCCTGTATTTGTAACCAAGAGCTTGTAAGTTTCGGAGGAACACACCTAATTGCATATCCAATGAGGCAGTAAGGTTCCAAGACGCTTCCTGGCCTGCCACCTCCGGCATGTACTTGAATTTCTTATTTTTCCATTTCCAATAGTAAGCATCAAGACGCAACTCGTAATTATAGCCGCCCGTAGACTGGTCATAAGTAGGTGTCGGCAAATCTACAACTTCATATATCTTTGCAAATTTACCACCTAGGGATTCATCTAATATCCCCGACAAGTCCACATAATCACCCATCTTAAAATTAATAGGAGTTAGGACGTTAAAAGGAAGAGTAATGTAATCCTCCTTACCCAATGAATAACGACCTATCGAACCAACGTTGAAGTCTGTGGAGAAACGAATATCTCCTGATATGTTTTTAATGTCTATTAGTCCCATACGAGTATTGTATAGCTTCATACAATGTTATGTAGCAAATATACAAATAAATCACATAATAGCAATTATATTCAAAGAAAAAATCATGTTGTCCTATCCGCAGGATTAGGTTCCACTAATTTCAAGGAAAAACTAGCGATTCCCCTCATAAACTGTGTAAATTGGTTACATGACAAATAAATAGTCTTATACACAACATTTGGCTGATATTTGCTTCTGATATGTAATACCCCAGTGGCGAGTTCTTCACAAAAAGAATTATATCTAACAAAAAACTGATCTTCGCTTTTAGCCGTAAGATTAAATGTAAGTGTAATATTCCTTTCGTCAATCTTGGAATCTGAAGTTATAACTCGCTTGCCGTTTTCCAGACGTGACTTGTTTTCTATAAACTCTTTCATCGGCGGTGGTGTCATTAACGCCGATAAAGAAGAGGTATCCATACTTATTCCCCATGTGGTATAAGCATCCTTATCATTTATATAAAATTCTCCTTCCATGTTACATATTTTTAGTATTATCTACTATCTTATCTAATTTCGATCCTAATTCAAGGATAGGCTTTGTGTATTTTACGATATCTTCCAAATAACCGTTAGTAATCACATGCTGATTCAAGATGTTACCCAACGTAGCATTGCCCTCCGTTGAAATAGAAACCAAAGATCCTATGCCGACAACAACATTTATCATCTGGCTCTTTATTTCCTCATTTGAAACCTGCAAGGCAGTAAAACGTCCATTCAATTCCTCTCCGGTATCTTGAGACATGGTTTGGAAACCTTTGCTGCTTGCAGACTGGGAAGCTGCTTCCTGTGAAATCTTGTCATATCCGGTTGCGGCAGCAAGCTCATCACGCAGTTTCATGGCTTCATCCACATACTTCATATATTCATCTTGCAAGGCTTTCCTTTCCTCTTCGGTCAGCTCGTTATCCTCCATGCTGGCACCAAACTTTTTCCACCATTCCTCCAACTTTTCACTGTATAACTCACCAATCTTATTGGAAAGCATGGCACGCATAAAGTATTCTGATATATCTTCCGATGCTGCCTTCGCATCGTATTTCATATCCATAAGATTGTCTACAAAACTATCATACATAGAATCAAATGACATTCCAGTCAGACCCTCGTAAAGTTCATTCGTCAGTTCTTCCAACGTACCAGCTTGATCAATATAGTCATTCAACTTATCAGTCAGACGATCACCGTATCCACCTTTGCCGGTATTCTGAATGGTTTCCCACATATCTACTGTCTCACGGAGCATTTTCATTTCTTCTGGGGTAAGATTCCAGATATCACCATTCCAATCACGACCAATCTTTCCACTCAGACGGTCTATCTGTTCCTGAGAAAAACCGCCCCAATAATAATTCCAACTATGATGAGAACCAGAATAACGTGCTTGTTCCTGCGCTATACGCTTATAATTATCAATAGTTTCTTTTTGATACTTATAAGCATCCCGGTATGCGGCAACAGACTGCGTTCCCTTGCTTGCCTTCATTTCGTCAGTCAAGTCTTCAATGGCAGTTTGTAACGTTTCGTTACGGTCTGTCAATCTGTTGATAGCTTCCTCGACCTCTTTTTTATTACCGCCAATACCAAACAAAGAATTAAAACCACCGAAAGAAATCGCATTAAGGATATTACCTATTCCATTTTTCAATGAATTCCCAATTGTAACAAACAAGTCTCCAGACAAAACATCACTGATAATCCCACTGACCGCATTTAGAACAGCATCAAGCAGACCACCGACAAGATCACTCAATCCGTCTTTGAGTACGTCAATAATAGACAAAATCCATCCGACAATGGGAACTTCTTGAAGCGATTCCGATGTCTTACCTATGACGTCCTTGAATCCGTTCACGGTTTTGATAATTCCACTATATGCGTTATACAACCCTCCGGATGAAATCTGCTGCAAGCCTCCCAACAAATTTTCCATACTTGCTTTCAGTCTGGTGGCGGTATCAGTCACATTACGCTGGCCCTGATTGGCGATATCCGTCTGTGTCTTTACATTGGCGGATGCAATGTCAGCATTCTGTCGTGCTATATCAAGGGCCTTCGCTGTAACCTGCTTTTCTTCTTCTGTTCCACTCTTCTGTGCTTTGGCGTAATCATCCTGTGATTTCTTTAGTTTTTCCAAAGCGGCTGTTTCAATCTCTATGGCATTGATACGGTTTTGTTCGGCTGTATGATAGGCTTTTACATCCTCTCCAAGTTTCTTGAAGTTGACTCCACTTGTACCACCCAAAGACTTTTCCATCTGACTGATGGCGTCAATCAATGATTTCTGACTTGCCTGATCGGAGTTTTTGAACTTGTCGGTTTGGATGTACTTTTTAGCTTCGTCCAAGGCAGGCTTTACCATGTCGGAAAACATGGAACCAAACTCACCGAACACAGTAACCCAATCTATATTGGCTTTTATGGCTTCTGTTTCCTTGTTCTGTATGGCAACATCACGTTGTTTCTCCAGTAACTTTACTTGTGCACTATTAACACCGTTTTCTTCCTGTGCTTTCCTTATTTTTTCCGCATACTCTTGGGCGATAGCCAATTTCTGTTGCTGAAACGTGCCATATTCTTTCAAGTAATCGTTCAAAGCCTGTTGTTCGGCTTTAAGTTGCTCCTTGGTTACATTAGTAATATCTTTATCCCTCATGCTTTCGGCATTGGCATAAGCTTCCGAGATTTCCCGTGCCTGCTTGTCGGTCAACTTGCCATTACCGGCTTTGCTCCATTCTTCCTCCTGTTTTCTTATCGCATCAAGCTGTTTTTGATAATCAAAGTCAATCTGTTCCAACTTCTTTTCCGTGCCTTCTTTCATCAGGTTGATTTCATCTTGCTGATTCTGACGGCGAAGTGAAAGAAGTTGCCCATCCAGCTTTTCTTGGTTTTCCTTTTGCTTTTTTGCTAGATTTTCCTGTCTGGTTAATTCGCTTCCAGTTACTCCGCCCAGATCCTTGTATGCCTTTTCGGATGCCTCCATCTTATCTTTGGCTTCTTTCACCTGTTTCGATGTAGCCGTCTGATCTTTGATTAATGACTCATACCCTTTTTTCGCTTTTTCCCATTCGGCTTTAGCATTTGCCAAATCTTCTTGATATGTAGTTTCTTTTGTTTCCTGTCTGTTCTCAACTTCCAATTGGGCATTGATTTCCGACAAGACATCCTTTCTTGCGTTTGCCAATTCATTCTTCAGGTCTTCGATACGCTGTGCCTGAACCTTCATTTCGGAACGGTTGTTCTCCTTCTTAGCTAAATTATAAGCCCATTCCGCACTTTTTATCTGTTGTTCCAAGGACTCGACTATAGCCTGTTTTGACTGTGTTCTGGATTTTACAACTTCTTCATTATATGCCTTCCAAAAACCAATCAAATCCTGTATATGACCTTTCTCATCAACATATTTCCTAAAGAGTGCTGGGTATAGTTCCTCAATATCTTTTAAAGCTTTGAGTTTAGTAACATCGGCTTCCACCTCGCTATTAATGGTGCTAACAAGACCTTCCAAAGTACGTTTCCGATCTTCCTCGTCCGTGTTGAGTTTTTCTATTTTCTTGTTATATGAATCTAAAGCACGTTCTGCTGACGTTGTATTATCGGATAACGACCACATTGCAGCTCCAAGCCCTACAACAGCAGTTGCCAATAACACATACGGATTAGTAAACATAACAGCGTTCAAAGCTTTTTGTGCCGTTGTTTGCAAAACCAGCCATCCGTAGTGGGCACGTTCGGCAATAGTTAGAGCGGCAATACCTGAAGCTTGTAAAGCTTGCAAAGCCGTGACTGTCATCACAGCCACTTTATATACGCCATAAGTTGCTACAAGACCAACAAGAACTTTTCCCACTTTCTCATAATTCTCAACCAAATAAGAAACACCGGACAGAGCTTCGTTTATAATTCCTTCATTGGCTTTCCCTATCTCATTGAACATGGTGGAAACAGCATCCTCTATATTAGAAATTTGCCCAGTGATTGTCTTGGACTGTTCTTGCATAAGGTTGTAGAACATTCCTCCCTCATTTGTAAGGTTTTGGATGACTTTCTGGACTTCCGGGAATCCCACTTTCCCTGCTTCAACTAAACTTTTTACTTCTCCTTCTGCTACTCCGAATACTTTTGCCAATTCGCGAATCATAGGAATACCACGACCTGTAAACTGATTTAAATCTGCGGTATATAACCGTCCTTGCGTCATGGTAGTACCATACAAATACACAATATCACCAAGTGGCTGAGAAAGGCCGGCGGCTATGTTTCCAAGACGTATCAAGTCGTCATTTACGTTTTCAACATTTTCTCCATAAGCAAGAAGTTGTTTAGCTCCATTTGCTACGCCTTGAAGGTCAAAAGGAGTGGTAGCAGCCGTTTTTACCAATTGCTGCATGAGGGCATTCGCCTTATCCTCACTGCCAAGCATTGTCTTAAATGCAACTTCCAATTGTTGGAATTCTCCTCGGACTTGTGCAATATTTGAAATTAATTCTTTTGCAGTAAAACCAGCTCCGAATGCTGCGGCAGCTCTAGTCATACGGTTAAACAGTTCTTCAATACCTAAACCGCTTTGCTCTATTTGCTTGGACGTGTTTTTTACACCATTCTCTACTTCACGAAGTCTACGTAAGAAATTAGAATTATCACCTGTAATGTCAAAATGTATTCCAGCCATAGGTCTTTTCGATAGAAATAGTTCCGTGCAACATCACACGGCATTGCAAATATAACAATAAAATGACATAGTTAGAGCCATAAAACATGCAAAATATATTCAACGGTTTATTTTTCCCATCTTTAATTTTGTTTATATTATTATATAAATTACATTTGTATAATATTAAAAAGTGAAAAGCAGAGCAATGGATTTTAAAGATCAAGTTGTACAGCTATCTGATAATATAAAAAAACAAAAAGACAAGATAGCTACAGAAGAAGCTACAAAAAACGCATTTATAATGCCAATGATTGCAGCCTTAGGATACGATGTTTTTAACCCTTTTGAGGTCGTGCCTGAAATGGATTGTGACTTAATAAAGAAAAAAGGAGAAAAAATCGATTATGCCATAATGAAGGATGAAAATCCTATACTTCTTATAGAATGCAAACACTGCAAGCAAGACCTAAACCTGCATGACACCCAACTACAAAAATATTTTGTAGCGTCAAAAGCCCGTTTTGGCGTGCTTACCAATGGGATAGAATATAGATTTTACACCGACTTGGAGAAAATCAATATTATGGATGAGAAACCTTTTCTTATCGTGAACATGCTTGACTTATCAGATGCGGATATAGAGCAACTAAAGAAATTCCATAAGTCATATTACAATGAAGAGGATGTTCTAAGTACGGCAAACGAATTGAAATACACGACAGAAATAAAATCAATATTGAATAACGAATTTGCATCACCTACAGCAGAATTTGTTCGATTCTTCGCACGTCAAGCCTATACTTCAGGTCAAATCACATCGAAGGTGATAGATATGTTTACACCACTCGTAAAGAAATCCATCACATCTGTTATTAATGATATTATTTCAGATAGACTAAATACAGCTATAAAAAACAGCGAGCAAACATCTGACTCACTCCAAACGATAGACAATACATCCATAAATACTTCCACAGAAGATACAGAAGAAAAACTCCCGGACGGAGTTGTATACATGGATAAAGAATCCGGTGTCGTAACAACACAAGAGGAATTAGATGCCTACAACATCGTAAGAAGCATTTTAAGAAAAAGCGTGGATGTGTCACGCATAACCTATAAAGACTATAAAAGTTACTTCGTTGTAAATATCGATAACAGCCAATGGTTCTGGATATGCCGTGTTTCTATCGGAGCAAGAAAAAAGCAAATAGGAATACCGGTAGACCAATATAAGAGTTGTGAATGGATTCAGATTGACAACATGGATGATATATTCAAATATGCAGACAGACTTGAAGAAGCACTTAAAATGGCAATAAAAAGTTGTGAACATTAAAATTAACATTAGTATTTACATTATGAAGAAGAAAGTTTTATTTTTACTGACCGTATTTCTTTATTCAATAACAGCTTTTACTCAAGAAAAAAAAGAAGTTATCATTAAAGCTGGTACAATTGTTCCTTTGGAATCCATAAGTAATGTCAGAGCCTCCAAAGCACATGAGGGGCAGAATATTGATTTTAAAGTTTCCAGAGATGTTATCATAGACAAGGTTGTAGCCATACCGGCCGGAACTATAGCCAAGGGGGTAGTGTATGAGGCGAAAAGATCTGCATGGTTTGGAACCAAGGGAAGATTAGGAATCAGGATGCGCTATTTAACTTTGCCATCTGGTGATAATGTGAACTTCTCATCATCTGAAGTATATATAACAGGAAAAAACAGGACTCCTTTATCTGTTGTAATATTCTGCTGCACCTGTATCCCTCTGCCTTGTGGTTCCAAGGCTGAGATGAAAATCGGTTATGAGTTTGATGCATCAGTAGCAAACAATACCGTAGTAATAGTAGAATAGTCATTTTCTGATTATCCTATTTCACCGATAAATCGCGAGAGTTTTTGTATAACCCTCGTGATTTTTTTGCCTTTTATTTATCGCACTGTTCTATTTGTCGTATTTAATCCCATTTCATGGCTTTGATTTTTGCCATATTTGCAGGGTCATCGGCATTGATGATATCACGGTCTTGAGGTATGTTAACTCGCTTACGTTCATCGTCAGACAAATATATGGACGTTACGGAATCGGCAAGGAGCAATTGTAAATTGGCATAGCTAATACCCCAAACAACATATTCAAAAGTCCATCCGTACCGTTGACAAGCTGTATCTATCAATGTGCCATATATGCTTTTGCCGCCAAATGTAAGAGAATTATTATCCTTCTTGGCTCTCATGGCTTTTGCTTGCCATTCTTTTTCCTTATCTATTCCAAGGTGTTTTATATATGCTGATATGTCTCCTTCTGACAATACCATAACCAATAGTTGTGCCATACTGTCATTATCTATTTCTTTATAGAAGAAATTACATCTTTCTTGTACAAAATCATAATCAAACAATTCTTCTTTCTTATTGATGGTATGATAGGACAAAATACGGCACACGCTTTCTTTTTTTTCCTGACATATTCTCAACGCTTCCATATACGGATTAGCCTTGATAATTTCCAGATTTATGCCAAGACACTCAACAAGCCTTGATATTAGGTATGTTTTTCCAAGAGTAACCGGATATAGATAAAACTGACGTTGATTTACTTTAAAACCATGTGGACGTTCAATTATAGTATCCGCAATGTCCATGTCTATAAGTTTCCTATCTTCTAACATAACGGTTCTTGTTTTTTTAATTAATGCCGGATATCTTCACAGACAACCGGCATGAAAGACATATGAATAACAAACCAAATTTTCAAAATCGAGCGGAAACACAGATTCGAACTGTAACCTAATGCCTGGTAGACATACGTGCATCCATTACACCATTTCCGCAATACACGTGGGTATAAAGCCCCCACGGCGGGCTATCATCCTGAAAAACTATCCACCTACACTAGGATTAGGAGCAACTTCAAATTTATCTCCATCTCCAGATTCATCTTCTGGGTCACATTCAACCTTAGTCGGCTTACCAGAAGTAGGCGTTGTTATGATCTTACCCCATTGAATCTGTTTTTTGTCCGAACCCGGCTTCAAAGCATCAAAGGTATACGCCCAAATACCACCATCTGCCGCTGTAAATGAATCCTCAACAGAAACGGTAGTTTTTTCCATACAGAATCCCTGAACATCAGGATCTTCAGGCTGTAAAGCAACAGCATAATTATGTGCTACCACTCCATCACTATCACTTATAGGACGCTTACGCCCTTTTGCAGCACGAATATTGAAAGTAAGAGCATAGGTGTTTTTTCCATACTTTACATCCTCGTTCTCTCCTCCTTCAATCTTTGCTTCTTTCTTGTCACCTTTTGTCGTTGTCAACTGTGTGGAATCCTCTACCGGAGTAGGCAATTCTTCCCATGCAGGTGATACTGCATCAAGGTCTTTAATAAAAATACGGGGCTTACCCCATCCGATTACTGCCATAGTTCTATATTGCTTAATATAGTTAATACTTATTCGTTATTTATCTCAATATACAGCTTGTTGTTGATGAAATGTTCCGTGTGTCCATCCTCAAAAGAAACACCGGTAGACATGACTTTTTGACTACATTCTTTAGGAACTGTATGAAACTCTTCTTTACGTATATAAAAGAGAAACTTACACAAGTCACACAATTCCCCTATACGGAGTGTATGCTTTTCCCATGCTTTTGTTCTAGAATTCCATTGGTCCCTAACATAAACATTGACATTCACATAAGCTCGCTGGATCTGACCGCATCCCTCATTGGCAAGTACAGATATGACAATATCCTCCTTGTCCGATTTATCTGGTCTACCCCTATCACTCAATTTCCCGGTTACACTTCTTTCAAGGATTGATCCTTTAATCTTGTGATATACAAATTTTGATATTTCAATGTCCGATTTCATCATTTAGCAATCTGTATCTTTAATTTTTCAAGCATCTTGGGTACTTGGTTTATTGCCCATAGCTCCGTTGACGCAAGCACATCCTTGTTATCCATCGCTTCCACATATTCAGCATAATTCATTCCGGCAACAATAACAAGAGCATAGTCATTGGAATATCTTTTAGCCAGTTCTTCTGCTAAGTCTTTGCCGACTTTTACACCTTGTGAACCCTGCTTCACCTGATTAAAGTCTGAGTATTGGATAATACTGCCATTATGGGCTATTACATAGCCAACTGAGCTACGCAAATTACCAGACTGATCATACCAACTTTTATCACCACCTCTATCACGTACCCTGATAACACATTGTTCTCCAAGATACGACAAAGCGCGTATTGTTAGCCTTTCAACCCGTTGTGCCTCCCTCATAAGTGTATTATGAATTTCATCAAGTTTGGTAGCCATTCTTATACCCATATCCTAAACCCAAATTTTGCACTGAAGCTGGTAACGATGAAAACCTTTCACTTCAAATTCTCTTTCTATTCCTCCGAGCAGACTTATCTTGACTCTATCTCCTATTGTAAAAGCACGGCAGTTTGCTGGTATATTACAAACCTCATAAGAGTATTTACGTATTATGCCATCTTCAAATTCCCTTTCATCCGATTCACCAGCAGGAACAGCATCACAGGGAATTTCACCTTCCCAATGTTCTTCACCCGAATGGTAATCTCCGTTTTCATCCTCGTATCCTGAAGCAGATACAAGGTATTGCAAACGATGTGGATTTCTACTCAAAACAGCCATACTACAACAAACAATCACCTACATATACCGTTGGTTTTGCCTCCAGTTCTACTAAAGGTTCACCAATAGTCTTGTAAATGGAGTTAACACGTAAAAGTATCCGTTCTTTATCTTTATCAGATAAAGCCCCGAAGGACTTGTCTGCTTCAGAGAAATTGATAGCCTGGACCAAAGACCAAAGACAATCAGCTAAAGCTCCCTGGTATTCGTTAGAATGATCTATATCATAACCAAACTCATCATCACCATTGAGATTACGTTTAATCATCACATTCTCTACAAAACCGATAGAAATCGGATAGTGTATTTCGTCTACGAGAGCTTGCTGTATTGTCTTCATGGCTTATTCTGATTTATGAGATTCAACTGCGGATTTCAATTTCGCTTCGTCAAAGTCATTCAGCCTGTTCACGGCGGCAATCAGCTTGTCATCTGCAATAGTTGAAGCTAGATTTTTGCCTGTTATTTTATTGAATTCCTTGACAAACTCCGGCTTCTTGTAAGTATTTCCCCAAATAGTGATTTTCACATCCGTACTGTCAGAAGTTTCAGCTGAGGTATCTACCGCCTGAGCTTCCGAAATATCAAGAGAGTAGATTTGATCCACGTTCTCAATAACAGAGAGCACAAGAGCCTGCCCACTCGTAGTTTCGGTAAACGGCTCCGTTGTTCTGTAACGGCTGATGAGTTTGTACTCATCAACGGTTGAATAAACAACACCCTCTACCGGATTTGTCTTTTCCGCAAGCGTTCCCCACACCAAAGCACCGACTTCTTCTGTGGTAAGGAAAATCAACTTGTTCTGGTTCCACGGCTTGTACGGTTTCCTTTTGCCGTTCTTCTCTGAGATGATTGAACGGTCAATTTTCAGGAAAGCAACCCCGTTGTTATCATCCGCAAATGCTTCGTCAAACAAAGATGCTGTCGGAACAGGGAGCTTTGTATTACTGTCAAAAGTCTGACCGCGATAATTGGCTACCAGTTCTTTTGCCCCTTGCGTCTGACGCAACTTGTTGTAGGTGGACAATGCAATGCAGATAGTGATGATTGTGTCGCCGTTATTGTCAGCATAAGCCAATACACGCTTAATGTCATCAAGCGTAAGCTCATTTTGCGTCTCAACACCAAAACAGTTTTCAGGCAGATAGCCGAAATTGATACGCAAAGCCGTACCGGTATTGTTTTCATCCTCCACAGCTACAATACCATTAGACAATCCGGTCAGGAAGTTCGCTTCATTCTGTTCGTCAATACCGACAGAGCAAGCAATCGGGTCGGAAGTCAGCTTATTCGCGATGTTCGTCCATTCCGCACCTTGCGCTTTCATTATGTTAACGGTATTGATATCCGATTCAAACATGATTTTTTTCATACCGATTTTCGGCAGAGAACCATTGGCGTGAGCAATGGCATCGCGGCTTTTAATCGGAAGTGGCGAGTTCATCGACACCATGTCGGCTGCTACATAAGTAGTGTTTACCGCAGCGTTAGACCATTTCTGGTCTGCCGAATAAACCTTTCTCAACATAGATTTATGCAAATAGGTGCGTTTGTTGTCACCGTTCCGCTTGCCGTTCACTGTATCTACTACATTCTGGAGTCTCGGAAAGATTTTTCTGATGTACTCCACAAATTGTGATTGTACCATTTTTTACCTCCTCTTTTAATCGTGCATGAATACTAATCCAGGCAACTCCGTCTTCATTGCAGTTTTGATATTATCCACTGAATACGGACTTGCTTTATCATTCACTTCACCATTGTACATGATTGCTGCTAAAGGAGCATCCTTTGTAACGCTTCTTACCAATACACCTACATAATGATGGCTATCGGGCAATGTATCATATTGATCATAATTCGATGCTTTTAGCGGCATAGGTTTGAATAGTGTTTCGTCATCATCTGATGCGATAATAACATGACCAGCCTTAATTACATCATATGGATAACCACTGACATCAAGCGTGCGACCACCAATGATACCAGCACCGTATCGTCTGATTACAACCGAATCAAGACCAGAAGTAATCACCTGCAATTCACTTGCTAAATTTGCTGTTGCACCCATTTTTAATACTTAGTTTTTTGTTAATGTTTAGAATGTGTCAGCCAACGCTTTGATTTCAGCGTCACTAATCACTTCATCTTGTTTTCCCGAACTTTTACCACTTGCGGCAGGCGGATTAGCCAATGTAGACAAACCTGCATCTGCACATTCTTGGTTGTAATTCTTCAGGTCTTCCTCAACTTCCGAATAAAACTCGTCAAACTCCTCTTCGGTTTCAAATTTCATGCGGTCGAAACTTTTCAGGATGCGACTGCCGAAAGAACCCGAATCTTTGAGCAACTCGTTGAGCTTGGATTTTCTTGATGTAGTGACTTTTTCACCTTTCAATACCGAAATTTCATTGGTAAGTGTATCAACCTTGTCAAGCAATCCCTTTGCCCATGCTGGAGCATCATCATTACTTTTATTCTGCTGAGGATCATTTTTGTTTGAACCCGTCTGACGATTGTTTGAAGTGTTCGATGATGTATCATCGCCGTCATCGGTTTCGTCATCGCCATTCTTTTTGCGGTTTTCTTCGATTACTCGATTTGCAAAAGACTGGCTGACTTGCAGGTAGGGGAGAACCGCATCAATAGCTGCTTCAATTTCTGCGTTTACGTCCTCATCGGAGGCATCATCTGTGGAGGTTAGGTTATCGGCAATTCTAGCAGCGATACCCATCACCTCTTTTTTATTGAACCCGAACGCCTTCACTTTCGGTTTCAATTTCAACAAAACCTGTTGTTTTCTATCCATTGTACAATGTTTTAATTAATAAAAACGGCCTGCAAAACATTACATGCAAGCAGACCGTCAACCTTCTTAATCATACATTAAGAGCAATGAATGTATTCACGACAAGTTCGGTTGCATGTAACTTCACATGCTTTATGCAAATATACGAAAAGTGATTCTTTTTACTTCACTTTAATTGTTAAACTATTATAATAAGACACATAGTACGAAAATAATCTTGTACTCCGTGTTATGAAACTGAATGTATCTGTATATAAGCAGTTATTATTTAAGATATGACGGGTTATCCTTTAAAAAATATGGCAAAGTTCCATTTCTCTTTGCATCTGCTATGCGTTGGGAATTTGTGCCAATCCACTGTTTAAATGCATTCGGTACATCCTTGACTTCATTCACACTTTCAGTCGTAGATTCACTTCTACCATCCCATTCCCAAAACTCTTCTTCTGTTTTAAGGATAGGTATTTTATAGCATAAATCATTCGGATGCCAGCCAGTCCAAACGAAATCTTTAGGATATTTACCTGCTAACCTATCGCATATATCCCCATGTGGCATACGGTGATGATGTGAAGAGCTTAGCTTTATTTCGTACCCCACAACGAAATCCATTTGTTTCCAACGCTCATTTTCAGCAGTCCGGTAAGCCATGTTAATTTCAGATCGAGCCAGTCGGATAGAACGGTATTCGCAATCCTTTAAATGTTCTGCACTACCATACTTGTCTTTATAATCTTTTTGCAGTGATGGAAAATCAAGCAGATATTTAGAGATTTGTTTACTCAAAGTAATAGCACTTGTTCCTTTCTGAATAGCGCAAGATATAGCTGCTTCAAGTTCTTGTTTATAAATGGTGGATTGTTGCCAAAGTTTGGCAGAGACATTAAAGCCTTTATCCTTGCGGTTTTGGAACGCTTTCAAAGCATCAGAGTTTACTTGATATAAGACTTTGTATTTTTCCCCATCAACTTGGGCATTATAAGCCCTTAGAACTTTATTTGCCATCAAGTCTTGCACTTCATTACTATTTTTCCATTCTTCACTAATACCTCGATAGATAATCGTATGAATATAATTAACAAATTGAGCCTGTATATCCTCTATCTGTTTTTTAGTCTGTGGGTAATCAGACCATTTAAAAGGATTTTCACTATCAGATGAATAATCAGTGCGTAATACAGCTTTAGCAGCTTCCAAATTCAGAACATCATATATATGCTCCACTAAAGCTACATATTTATTCAGCCTTGTGTTAAGCTCTTGATATTTCTTCTTTTGATTCGGAATCTTAGGTTTTGACATATTGGTTTGTTTTTAATCTATTTATTAGAGTAGGCAGAAAAATCACGGGGGTAAGACAAAAAAGATTGTTCTGTTTTTAAGATTGGCTCATTTCTTATTGAACTTGTCACATACGTCACGGTTAAGAAAGCGGCTGGAAGTGAAAAACGGACAACGGCACATGAAGAACTCACCTTTCAAGTTCTTCTCGTGCCGGTCATAGCTATGCACGCAATCCCTACAATGATACTTAGATTGTGTTATTACTTTTTTTGCCATATACAAATTTGTTCTTTCTTTTATCAACCATCGGATATAAATAATGCTTCACTATAATTTTGCCACAGATAGGACAATCTTATACTACATATTCTACCGTAATTATCTTTGAATGTCTTTTCATATTTATCCCTCCTCAATTCTATCAGGTGCCGGCATTTCCAGCAGCCTGATAGCCTTAATCGTTTTTCTACCTTCTAAAATAGCTTTGCATAATCTATGGTATCCATCTGCTATTTGTCCTACTTCATCCAGTATAATAGGGTAGTCTAAAGAACAATCACGAACACGTTTGCATTGAAAGATAAAACTATGAAGCTGACTGCACTCAAACGGTTCAACAGTCAGGTCTATATTCCACAATGGCATATCACGTACAGGGTATTCCTTTGCTTTCGCGAAATTATAAAGTGTCTGGGCTTTCCATACTTTATTTCCTCTAAGGTATTCGCTTTCGGCAAAGGTCATATTATCTATTGGTACTTTCATGTTATTCCGCACTTTCAAATAAACCGTTCATTCTTGATTGTTTTGCTTGTAAATCCATCGCATCTTCTTTATGTATCTGATCCAAAGTTGCCTCCGCATTATTAGAACCAGCTTCTCTAATAGTTTGCAACTGGCTCTTGATTGGCTTGCCACCATTCTGTTTTATAAGTCTATCAGTCATTGCATCCTCGTCCATTTGGATAAACGGAGTAATGACATGCTCAACTTCTACATTGTCAATCTCTTTAACCCATGAAGTATTCATGCTTTTCAAGAAAGCCTTGATTACACTGCATTCACGCTCAAACGATTCTATCCAATCACCACTTTCATCACCTACTTTCAGATGGGCATCAGTCAGCAAGGTCTGTCTAGCATCAAACCCGATATTTCCTAATGCTTTCATGTTCTCGAATGATATATCCGGAATTTGTGATTGTGACCAGAATAGACTAATCAGGGTACTTACATGGTACTTTAGTGCTTCGATAGCCTGAGACCATGAAACATAAGACACATCACCTCCATTTTCAACACGGAATATCCTACGGCTTTCCCCCTTATCTTCTTTTCCTTGTGTAGCCCCTGCAATTTTAAGGATAGGAGCACTGTTGTAGGCGATAACATCACTATTACGAGAAAGGGTATATTCTATCTCATTACGCAAATAAGACAAACCATGATAAATAGGAACTGGGCGATGAACATAAACACCGGGGATCTTCAATATAGCTATTGGTTCCGCTTTGATTTGTTCCCACCCAGATCCTTGCTGCTTCCACTTGTAATGGATCTTAGAAGTATATGTTTCAAAAAAAGCAATTTCTTCGTCCTTGACTTTCTTCTTGTATTCAAAAGACATAGCAACCATATCTCCCAACTCGTCAAACAACGGATACAGCCCGACGCCCTCCATCGGGGAATAGGTCTTGCATTTCAGCTTAAATTTACTTTGAAAACCATATAGAGAATTGGGATTTTCAACCGTATACCAAATGGTAAATACCTCGCATGACGCAAAATAGGCGTTGCCACGTTTAATATTCTCACTGTCTATACGAGCATACTTGTATATATTCTCAATTGCTTTCGCTATTTGTTGGCGAGTTTCATTGTCCTCAATATTATGATAGACACGTTTTACTGGAATGGAAAACATAAACTCTGTCATCCGTTTTGTAAGGAGTTTTTCAAGACCGATATAAATACGGGAAGCTTTTTCTACCGTACCATCAGATTTTACCTTATCTTTTCGACCAATGTTATCATTTACTATCGAATGCAATGTTGGTTCATAGTCTTTAATAAGATTATCCCATGAGGGGACATAGACTGACTTTCCTTTTAAGTCGTTGATGATATTATCAACCGGGCGCGTAATGTCTAATATAGCTGTTATTTCGTCCATAAATATAGTAAAGTGTCACTTGACACCTTTTTTTATATTGATTATTTAGATAGGAATTTATTCACGAAATATATTTGTCCTTTGCCGGTTACTTTGGTAGTGGTTGTTACCAATACCGAACCATCCGGCTTGGTAATTGATGTTTTCTTCAACTCAAAAAGTCCCAATTTCATAGATTTCTGCGTTGGCTGATTATAATAATCACCTTTTTGGCAAAGATAACCGTTCTCTCGCATCCAACCGAACAAACGGTTCTGACCGATATTCACTCCGTTCTGTTGGAGAATTTTTGCCAATTCAGCAATAAGGCACGAACGTTGAGAGGTACATACAGCATCGGCAAAAAGGACTTTAGGAGCATCTTTTTGGATCTTCTGCTCAGCCTCTATAACACGCTGTTCTTTTCGTTTCAGTGTTTCTTGTGCCACAATAAGCGCACGTGCCATGATTTCTTCTGGAGTGTCGTCCATTTTGGTAGCGATGTAGCCACCTGTCTTACGGATACATGGCAATACTTCGCTTGTTACCCATTTGCGGAACTTTTTAGCTTCAGGCTTACGACTATCCAATATTGTATCATACAAACCATCCTCATCAACAAAATTTGCATGTTGGATTCCACCGGCTGTTTCAAGGGGATACTTTGAAAGTACATCCTTATCTAATCTTTGCGCTACCTTACTGGGAATCAAATCCAAAATCTGGCATACATCTGCCAAGCAAAAGAAAGGTTCGTTATTTTCACCCATCGCAATTCTTACCTTTCCGAATTGCTCATTCTCAAAAATTTTAATTGTGTTCATAATGTAGTTCCGTACTCCTTCATACGGTGATTAGTTACACATGATACTGCTCCAAAAAGGAACCGGATAGCACAATACGTACTACCCGGTAACGTGAAGGAGCACGTTAGCATCAAATGCTATGATGCAAATATAATAAAAGTGGCTGTAAAAATGTCATATTCAACAGAAAAACTTACCTTAAATACAATATTTTATATTATCTGTTTGTATTTGGTACTATTTTTAGTACCTTTGCATAAACAACCGATTATGGGTACAAAGGAAAAACTAATAGAACGTATTTTGTCATGCCCAAAGGATTTTACCTATGATGAAGCAAAACGCTTATTCGGGATTTTTGGATACAAGGAAAGCAACAAAGGTGCTACATCAGGTTCCCGTGTTGAGTTTATAGGACCAGACGAAGAAGCTCCTTTCATTTTACATAAGCCACATCCCGGAAGCATTTTGAAATCATACGTGATAAAAGGAATAATTGAGCATATAAAGAAAAACAATTTGATTGAGAAATATAAACAATCTAAAACAAAGTAGTATGGGACTTTTAAAATACAAAGGATATTCCGGTTCTGTAGAATACAGTCCGGAAGACAATTGTCTGTTTGGCAAAGTGCAAGGGATGAGAAAAGCGTCAATCCTTTATGAAGGTAGGTCTGTTGATGAGGTCCGTAAGGACTTTGAGGAATCTATAGACTTTTATCTTGAAAACTGTAAAGAAAGGAATATACAGCCAGAAAAGCCCTATAGTGGGAAGTTAAATTTGCGTATGTCACCAGACTTACATTCCCGTGTAGCCACTTTCGCTTCCAGCACTGGAACAACAATTAATGAGTTTATCAATAGAGCCATATCTAAAGAACTTGAACACGAAATGGCTTTGTAAAATAGTATACATGCAAAAAATAATACAAGAAATTAATTTTTTTCTTAATTATTTAAGAGAAGATCCATACGAATTTATTGCCATAGTATTAGGTATTTTTTGGCTGTTACTATTACTTGTTGGAAAATAATACCAGAAACAAAGAGAGGGTATGCGATACTCTCTCTTCCAAATCACTTACCATAACTTGTATCAATGACTTTGCAGCCATTTGTTCCGTCTTTCTCTGCACGCCTCTAAGGTAGGTGCACAATAAGAAAACACTCACCGTACAATAGAAATGCGCCGACTTTCACAAGCCAGCGCACATAAGAGCAATGAAAACACAAACAAGGAGTGTTTTCGGTTACAAAGGTACTAAAAAAACACAACTACAAAAAGTCTTTAAGCAACTCTTCATCACTAATAAAGCTATAATCTCTAGGATAAAACGTATTCGCTAATGCATCCATATAGTCAGGAGAACGTTTAATACGTTTTTTGATATCTTCTTTAGGCTCAATGATAATCTTTCCATTACTAAGGAACTTCCACTTGGTTTCGGTAGCCTCCTCCATTAACTGATCGCAGGGTGGGAGAGCGGCACCAAAACCATTTTTAGGATTAAGCCAGTCACGTAAAGCCCAATATAGGTATGCTCTCATATTTGCAAATTCATATTCGCCAGTAATATCGTGTAAGCCATCTGCCCCTTCCGAATATTTGCATGAAAAAGCGTTTGTAAATTTTTCTTCTAACAAACGAGAATAGACACCTGCTCCCTCTCCAATAGTATCAATAAATGCTTTTGCTCCTTTCTTCTTTAGATAGGGAATCATCATACCTACCACATGCATGTGATCCGCACGCCCAGCAGATTGATGAACTTCAAATTGAGAAACGTAGTTACCGTATCGCGGACAAAGCACACTGTTATCGCGTCCCATACCGGCAACGTCAACACCTAACTTACAAGATTTGGCTGGGATAAAACCATTTTCCTGTAACTCCTGCCAATTCCTGTTTGCTATTTCTATCCATTCATAAGGGATGAGAACATCTTCCGACACTTTAGGAAACATACCAAGTACCTTGACGCGAAACAAATCGTTAGGTCGGTATAGCTTACCTTCCCAATTGAAATCGCCTTCACCTTCGTTGAAGTCCGCTTGCTGGATAGGTGAGCACCAATTTATCACTTTGTCCTTAACCCATTCATAATCCACTTGACCGGGTATTACAATTTGCTTCTTTACTACATTTTCTGCATTTAGAGAGCTAAGTCTGAATTTTGCAAAACGGTCAGACTTCATGGCACGAGCTGCGTAACCGGTAGTAACATTAGGATTGAACACTATGAGAAAGCGGGAATTACCCTGTAAGTTACCTTCAATAGCGTTGTATGTCGCTTCTGATATACCGGAAGCTTCAGTAACAACAAACATGGTATTTACAGCATGGAAACCAGACCATGCTTCTGTGTTGTCATCACCAGCTTTGAACCCCGTTAGAAACCACTCTTCGTAATCTGTTTTAATGCCGGAAGATAGTAGACGTCCGGGCAAGAACCCTGCATTTCTAAATAAACGGGATATTTCAGGTATCATTATATTTTGAACCTGACGAGCTGTAGGAGCTGTCATGGCAATCTTGGTATTCTTAACTAACTTACCTTCTTTCCAACGTGGAGTAAGATACATGAAGCACATAGATGCACAAGCTGCAATGTAATCTTTCCCACGAGCTGTGCCCGATGCTACAGCAGTCATTGGATTATGCTGAACGGATTGAAGAATAGCTTGTTGCTCTTTGTCTAGTCTTGAATGAAGAACATCATGAGCGAACTTGCACCAATCCTCTCGCCATGCTTTCATGTATCGTATAGACTTTTCATCTTTGCTCATTCCTCATCGTCTGGCAATTCTTGCATTAATTTCTCAAATGGATTAATACTCAAATCTTGCTCTACTTTTTCAACGTAACCGCGATGCTTCATTTTAGTCTTACTTAACCAAATAAGCATAGTATTATCGTGTTCCGTCAAAGCTTTAGCAAACATTGTCGTTTCTAGCTTATCATAGAAACTTTCTTCTACTTCTTTCCATTTTTCGGCAAAATCTGGATCATTCGCTTTCCATTTATAAGCAATTGAGCGTGATATTTCCACAGCCTCACAAGCTGCGGTAACATTCAGCATCCTTGCGTCCAAAGCTTTTAGGAATTTCGCTTTCTTTTGCCTTGTATTAAGCCTGTACTTCTGTGCCATCTTTATTTCCCTCCAATACATTGTTTACGATTTCCAACATCTTACAAATACTTAGTGCCTGCGCCTTGATTTTATATTTGGCTTGAACTTTAGTCGACACCTCATTCAACCGGCGCATTGTGTCCATATCCACCAAAGTTAGATTACCAAGCTCTTTTTCTGAATAACATTCCAACGTTTCCATGAGTTTATCAAACGAAACCTTCTGTGTATCAACAAACATAAGAGTTACAGGAACGATTTCGTTATTCGGCATTTCAACCGTATAGTTGATATCCTTTACGCTTTCCAGAACTTCATTGCTGATATGCGCATACTCTTTCAGTGCGACATCTGTTATTTCATCAAGCAATTGCTTCAAAATATCCGCATCGTCCTGCCCAACTATACTGTTATGTGACAATTGTGTTGCCAGCAACCAATCGTTTGTAGTCTCCTCTTCATCTATGTACATAACATGGATGGAAGTAAGCCCGGCCATTTTTGCCGCTTGTGTTCGGTGATTACCACTCACTACCGTATAAGAACCATCTGAATGCTTTACGCAAAATGGTACAGACGATAATTGACCGTCCCTACGAATGTTATTCACTAAGGCATTAAACGTGTCCTGCTGCATGAAATGCGCATTTTTCTTGACCAGCTTAATGTCAGATAACTGCACTTCCGCTATCTTGAATTTTCCCATATTATTCCTTTCTCGGCTCATCACCGTATTTTTTCACAAAATCTTTTAAAATATCATCTAAGTTTCCACGAATACCTGCATCTTGTATGTAATGGAGTTTACCAACACAGCGTTCATGCAGTTTAAACACTCCCCGATACTTCATACTTACCGGTTTATCGGTAAATACAGAAGTGGCAATCACTCCACATTCATGTTTATATCTTATGTCCAATTCATCTTTGAACTCTGACGAAAGTACACCCATAATTAGCAATCTACTCAATTTGGGCAATGGATGGTCTATCACGAAATCCGACTTCATCAAAACTGCATCCATGCCGTACTTGCTTACCTTCAGGAAATCAAACATACAAGCCCCGAACACATAATCATCCAAGAACCATAAGTAACAGAATGGCGCAGAACCGAGGATAATACCCTTTTTCAAGTAAATCATACGCAGATAATCAATCTCTGCCATAGAAGCACGTACAAACCGGAGTTTGCTTTTATCCGTAAGCATATAATCATCCGGCAGTCGTTTATATTTTAAAGGAATGATAGTACGCCTTTTAAAACTGCTGTCTCCACTTTCTACCACATTAGACCAAATATATGTGCGTTGGTCTTTGAATACCTCTCTTCTGCCCATAAATCCATGCTGTGAGAGAGCCATGTAATTAACTTGTTCTTCATCTATTTCTGCATATTTCGTTTTAATTCGTTCTTGCCATCCGAGGTCATCCATCAAGAAACGTTGCAATGCGTTACTTGTAGCTTTCATGCCGGAATGAAATTCATTTTGATAGATTAGTATATCATCCTCTTTACAATTAAGAATCGCATCCGATATATCAGCACAATAAAGCACTTCAATAGACTTACTTTTAAGGTTATCTACTATATTTTGATAACGTTCCGTATACTTCTTATGGTAATGCTCCAACTTTGCCATAAAATCGTCATAAAGCGATTTGTGATAAATATCCTGTGAGTTCTTATGCTTCTTGATGGCATTAAAAAGGTGAATAGTGGCAATAATTTCAGCAGGATTTTCGGATTTGATACTTAGAAACTTATATTCTTCATTAAAGCGTAATTCTTGTATTTCACCTTTGATTGCTTTATACATCATGTAGATAAAATACTCCTTTGTATACACCTTAATTTCACGGTTGGTAAGTACCTGCTCTATATCCATATAATACGAGTTTACCACATGGGCTACATCGAATTTGGAGGCCTCTTTCTTGATAAAGGAAAGCATACGGTTGGATTTCTTAAACATGGAGCCTACCACTGTAACATTATCCGAGTGTTCTGCTGCCCAAAGTAACGGTTTATGTCTTTGGGGAACCTTAGAATAGTCTATATTGAACACTTCAAGGCACTTATCAATTGTGGTGAGTTGCTTATACTCTTCCATATCTTCATGCAGGTAGGCGTACTCCACAAACGAATACATGAATTTGATTGTTTCCAGTATTTTATCGAAATCCCAGGAGCTATTGAAGATCCTAAATTCTGCAGTTCCTATCTTTCCAATAGAACATAAATTAAGCCAATACCGGATATGCCCTCTGTCTGAACCATTGCTAAAGATCTTCAGCAAGTTATCGATATTATCGGCTTCCAGTACACGCTTTACCACATCCCAAGGTGGACTAGGCACGAGGTATTTCGTTTCCCACCACTCGGCGATGTCAAATATCCGCTTGATAGGATATGCAGTATAGTAGGATAGAACAAACATGCGTTTGATAACATCCAAATCCATATCCTTGATATACAGATGTGCATCAAAACCTTCATTCCACATAAGATAGCTTCCTGCATCTTTCATGGTCTGAATGAAGTCCTTCAGTTCTTGCAGATCTTCTGCACAATAATGGTACGGTCGAGTGTTTATCTCACCGCCAAACTGACCGTGATGCGTAACTGCCGAACCGTCCGAGTTGTTCATCATGGTTAGTTTGTTGTCCGTCCACTTGTAACCGGATGAAAGTGGGATAAGCTGTTTGTCACCATCGGCAAACTCCAACTCCATGCCAAACGTACGTTTGGCAATATAGTCAATCCAAGGTTTATCTATATTCATGTTCTGCATATTTCAATTTAACCAAGGATTTATAATCAGGAACAATATAAATCACATCACCAATGCGATAATCCGAAACATGCTCACATTGCATTATTGAATATTCACTGGAACTGTACTCATATTTCAAATCGGTGTGATAGTAAATCCGGCATTTGTACATATCTGCCATTGAATAACCGCAATCAATAATGAGTTGGTTACGCTCCGGATAAATGCCTATAACCTTTGCTTGTAACTCAATTCCATTAAGACCTTGCTTTTCTTTGTCAACACAATATGGGATTGTACCAAACAACATATATTCACCAATACGAACATCACTTATGAAACTAGGCAGTTTACTATTTTGCCCAAGCCAAAAACTACCTCCCAAACTGATAGACTCAATATCATTACGCAGGCCGTTCCAGATACGGAACAGTTCTTTTTCCGAAGGGTGATTTTCATTCAGACAACCGGAAGTAATCAAACCATATATATGGGAGCTTGAAAGTGTCCTTATTTCATTGACCAACTTACTTGCTTCATAAATGCTTAAGCCTTCTCTATTATCACATGCATTAATCGGAATATAAAAATTATGTATTCCTTGGCACGCATTTCCATTGATAGTAAGATATTTCCAAACATCCGCAAATGATGTAACCACAGCACCGCTATTCCCCTTTACTGCCTTTCCGATAGAATAGCATATACTGTCTTTTAAATGGAGTCCAAAAATCTTATTTCTTATCTTATCCGATATATGCTCATAAATATCTTCATAAAAATCCTTGAACATTAACGAAATAGGGACATTAACAAATGATTGAGCCTTTTCAATGTTTTCTATTATATTCTTGGTATAGACTATAACTTTCATAGTTCCCACTTTAAGATTAAACGTTCAATTTCTTTGTATTTGGTATCTCTTTTGAATGAGAACCCTGCATTGATGAAACTCTTCATGCTTGCCTCATTCTTAGGCGATGTCATAGCAAATATCTCTTGTGAGCCATTGGAAATCAGTTTGGCAATATTGGCATTGAGAAGGATATACTGAAATCCGTTCCCCCTATAATCAGCATGAACAAAGCATTTATCCACGTAGGCTGTACCGTATTCAGTGCAATAGGCAAGTGAGTAGGCAACCAGCTTGTCATTTACCAACAACCCGAAACTGCAACCGGATTGCAAGCACTTCACTATATCTTCCGTCTCAGAGGGAAAACACATATCCGGATTGGCAAGAAGAGTCCGCTCCATCTTTTCAATATCGGACATATCAGACATGGACAAAACTTTTACTTGCATTTTGTACTCAATGTTTCCTTTTTCAGTTGGGAACAATGGTTCGTAACGGTCAATCCATGCTTTAGAGAGAAATGTATCGATATCAACTTTAGGCAACAATGCTTTTCTGCAACTGTCGAAAACATCTAATACAAATTCCTTATGCTTAGCAAGTTGTTCGCTTTTCAACGGACACTTACCACTACGAAACACAAAACTTTTTTTCACCGATTTTACCCACAAAGGATAAGTTTTACACATAATAGGCTTGTAACCATTATCACATGATTTGCAGTCTTTAGCGATACATTTTACCTTTTTACCGCCAAAGTAATCATCATCTATAATCTGTAAATGGGAGATTTCTTTTTCATGCCCGTCAAGTTCATGGGGCAAAATTACAATATGTCCGTCTGATCCGAACGAACAACACTTCCAACCGCATCCGGAGTTTTCACATGCTCTTATTAGTCCTTTATTGCTCATATATTTAAGTTGTATATAACTTCATATACATTTTGCGTTAAATGCCTGCCGGGCATATTCCCAACAGGCTTAACACAAAAAATCAATCATCTGCAAGCTACTTGCAAGAACACTTATGCAGTCCTTCGGCTTCTTTTAGTCGTGTCAGATGGCAATTTCCATCACCCCGTAAACTACACAAGCTTTAATGTTTTTGCTTTTGCTTATCGCTACTATAAGGGTTGAGCGGAAACAGGGAGTCGAACCCCACTCTTTGGCTGGAATACCAACGCTCTACCGATGAGCTATTTCCGCAAACGCTCGTCTTTCCGAGCTGCCAACATTATGAACCGCCATGTAGCCACAGTCAACATTCACATGATTTTGTGAAGATCCACCTTGATTGATACCCTTTGGACTTATATGGGTTTTACCATACTCTCTCAATCTACTATTTTCTTCTATATATCGGTTGCTCCCATAACAACCTCAAATTTTAGAAAATGGTGCGTTCATTGATACAAGGCTGTGGGAACTCAAGGATTCGAACCTTGTTCTTCGGATTTTCAGTCCGACGCATAGACCATCTTTGCTAAATTCCCTTTTGCCTATACTGTCAAACCACCGCTTGCTTGGCAAATCTGGCAGCATTCCATCAAACGCTATTGATGGTTGGCTAATAATTCTGGGTTATCGTATATATTTCCTTTTATTTCATATTCATATAAAACGACTCCATGTTCATGCCCATCATTCCAATCTGAGGAATATACAAAATCTGACACAATGTAACCTTTATAAGTTTTATGTTTTATACCAAAAACTCCGTTATCAAAACTCACTTCACCTATAAACCCATAGTCATATCCATCTGTAACTATTCGTTCAACAATGTCACCCTCATATATTTCTTCCCCATTCTTGTCAAGCAAGCCTGTGAACTGACCAACAGAGTCTTCCTTCACTTGCTCCCAATCGTCAAGTGTACCTCCTTGATGAATCATTGGAAAGTGGTCGTCATCGTCTTGAAATAACCAACCGATAATCCATTTTCCGCTTTCAACGTGTTTACCTCTAAACTTAATATTTCTTCTCATACTCAAAACAAACTTGCTTGTTCATACTTAGGTTCTTTCTTCTCAACAACTCCAAACTCTTTGATTTCAATACCTGTCTTTTCAGTAAGCCACTTAGCCAAAATATGCCGATGGCAGAAATCACCCGGCTTTTCGTAACAGCAGAGAGCAACATCTTTGCCTTCACTGAGTCGCTGGATGGTTTGTATCAAATCTTGTGGATTGACTTTTGCAAGGACATCATTCAAATACATATTCGTGTATTCTTCATAAGTCCATTTATCATCCAGCATATATCTTTTTGGTGCAACCTCTATTATTTGAGGAGCATTATAATATCTTGGCTTCCCTAACGCAACACATATCATTTTTACGTTTGCGGCTGCCAACTTTCTGTAATTTCCGAAATAACTTGTGTAAATTTTCATTGCTCTTTTTTTTATTTTTATGGTGTAAAGATATAAAATATGGCGTGAAAAACGTCACTTTTAGTCATAAATTTATTTAATTTGATGATTTTATTGTCTCAACCTTGTAACATTTCATCATGTGATCTGTTTCGCACCCCATATTGAAAATATTGCCGAGATAATATTTGCGTACTTCTTGCCATGATAAGTTGATAGGGGTAACGAACCAGTCTTTATTACCTTGTTCGTCTTTTAAATACACTTTTACAGTTGTTTTCATTGCTCTATATTTTATCCGTTATACGCTGCTGTTATCTTTTCTGCTTTCAATTCTTTGGTAAGCTCTCCATTCTTGTAGAAGCGTACAGCAACAACTCTCACCGTTTCTGACAAGAACCGGCCACAATCATTGGTTAACTTCACTTTTAGCTTGCTTGCCTTGGCTAAACTTTTTGTACGCTTCTTTATTGTGTTTTTGAATCCGAAAACATAATCTTCGGTATCAATCTCAAATGAATATGTAGTGGAATACATCACTCTTTGAAGCTCTTTTGTTAGTTCTGTTACTTTGCTCATTTGCTCTCTTCTATTATTAGTCGTTATTATTTCCAAGAAGTTCTTGTAAAGCAGACTTATATCCGTCCAACGCCTGTTGTGTATATCCCAATCTGAATTTTTTATCTGCTGAAAGAGAGTCGTTGTTCAATCCTTTTTCAATAGCTTCAATGTTTGCTTTGTAGTATCTGATAAGTTCTTCTGTTTTCATTGCTCTTGACTTTTACTTGTTATTAATAGGTGTTATTTTGATATTGTAAAGATACAAATAATATATTGAATATCAGTATTTTACATCTTAAATATCGCAAGCTTAAACTTTGTTTAACTTTCTATATTTCAACGTGTTACCAAATTTTTCAACGGTGGTGCCGCTCCGCTTGTTGCCTCCACGCCTGGATAGTTGGTTATTTAAACACGTGATCTATAAATACCGTATTAGTTTGCCATTCTCCGCGCTTTTTGAAAACGAAATACCCGCGTATTGTTGCCGTTTCATTCATTCCGTTTGCAAAATCATAAGCGGCTTGTTGGTCCTTTCCGAATTCTTCGTTTATCGTTCCGCTGTTATTGCTCACCCTATAGCGTAGCTTTGCAGGGGCTTTTGTTCTATCTGTAATAATATTCATACTTTCCGTTTTGTGCAATTGCTTGCGGTTAATAATTCGTTATTAATGTCCTGCATACACTTTTCGTGTTAATGGTGTATGATAAATTCGATAGTTGCCAAATGGGTAAGATGTTCTAAAATATTTCTTTACGTTTGCTACATACGCAAAATAAATGTGGTCAATCTTTTTACAACGCACTGTATTGTCCAATGAAGCAAGTGCAACCCGGCAAAATTGTTCTTGTAAATTTGATAGTGTTTTCGTTCTCATATTCGCTTTGATTTAATGTTTTTAAGTTTATAAAACTAGTTCCCGTATATTCATCAAAGACTACGGTTAAGCCGATACGGGATAATTGGTTACTTTTGGTTTTTCCATGTATTGTAGTCATTCGTAGACTCAAAACACATAAAGCCTCCATACACCTTGGCGACATTTGAAGGCGTAAACGGACATTCTTTAATAGCTTGATATCTTGTTTTTACTTCTGCAAAATAAACTCTCATAATCACTTTATTTTATTTGCAATGCTGCGTAGTATCCTCCGATCCATATTAATAACTCTTTCGGAGTGAAATACCCGCTTATACGCTTATTCGGGTAACGTGTTGTTATTTCGCCGTCATCACCATCCGCCAATATTATAGAGTATGTTTGTTTCGACAACCTTGATGGATAGAGGGCGAAACCATTTGCCCTGCAATATGATTGTAATTGCTTTAATGCTTCTTTCTGTGTTAGATTCATATTCTTATGGTGCTGATTTCAACATATATTTTGATAAAAGGATGGATTTACTTTTCTCTATCTCGCTATTGGTGTCAATACCAATCTGCTGGTAGAATCCGACATTACCGGAAAGACATTCATACGCAATTTTCAATGTTCTACGTTCTTCTTTTGTAAAACCTACGCGGAACGTGGAGAAAATAGCCAATGCGGCTTTAAAATCACCGCACCGGAGTAATGAGATTGCTTTATTGGTTTTCGTTTCCATTTCCCCACAACTTTTTAGCAAGCTCATAATTCTTTTGTGCCTCATTAACTGCTTTCTTGGCATAAGTAAGAGTATAAGCATGTTCACGCGGATATTTGCCAGACTTTACACCTTCATGGTATTCTTTCGCTTGTTCCAACTTGTGTTTGTAGAAGTCAATGCTTTCCGGCATTGAGAGATTAATCGTATTGGCTCTTTCTTCCCAATATTTGGCCACTCTTTCATGTTCATTTGCCTTATCAATGAACTCAACGCTTTTACCCATGTTGTTCCAAGCATCATCTATTGCTTTTCTATGCCTTCTTTCGCTATGATGTCCGACCTTGATAGGTTCTCCAAGTGAAAGGAAATCTCTATCCTTATTCGATTTATCAAAGTATTGCTTGCTTTTACGTTCAGACGATGCGGCCCATTCATGTCTGCGTTCTGCCCTTTGTTTCGCCCATTCCTGAACATTAAAACCGTCAGCCCTTACTATAGAGTAATAGTAAAAACCGTCTTTCTCGAAAATCAGATTGAAAACGATGCTTTCGTTTTCTTTGCCATACTTGGTGGTAACTAGAATTTCTTCACCTTTTTTGTGCATCTCTTCGCACTTTGCCAAAAACACGTTTGGCGCAAACTTGTAATATGTGTTCATTGCTCTTATGTATTAAATTGCTAACTTTAATATTTCTATATCTCGAATAAGTCTATTGGCTCTCTGCCTTTCATTACTTGCAAAGTCTTCATTACAGATACTTTCGTAGAATGCCGCATTTTCTTCTGCTTCTTTTAACGACATCTCTTTGCGTTCTATCAAAGACTTTATTGTATCAATATCATTGCTATTAATAATTTCTTCTAAAGCTGTCTTCTTTGTTAATTCGATTGTTGCTTTCATTGCTCTTGTCTTTTAATTGTTAGTAATATTGGTTTCTTTTAAGTATTGTAAAGATACTCATTATCAATGAATTAGCCAAATATTTACACAATTATTTTAGTCGTAAGATACTCATAACCAAAGATTTAACTTTTAGAGTAAAACAGCAAACATAATACAGATGATGCATCGGAAATGATTACTTTGTATAGCTCAACCATTTCCCTTTTTTAATTTATCTAAAAACTTGCTATCCCCTAAGTAATCAGCACTGATAGCCTTCTTGCTTTCGATAATCTGCTCTAAAAGTATTATACATTCCTTTCTTATCTCTTCGGTTTCATTATAACCGCAAGCGTTGTCAACCATTATCTTTATGTTTGATTTGGGTTTAGAAAGTTGTTCACAGAGAATTTTCAACCGCCAGTAACAGAAATCAATTGTGGCTATGTGTTCTAACTTGTTCATTTCTTTTTAAGTATTTCAATACATTCCTTTATCCCATCATCGAAACCTTGTTTATAGCCTCTAGTATATTCCCCTATATTATATACCGTCATTGACAGAAAAAATAGAAGGATACCCAAAGCCTTATACCAACCAGGAAGTGAAATGGAAAATGGCTTGAATGTAATTGTAAGATCTCCAACCCATAATATAGCTATTATGAATATAATTGTAAATAAAATTGTTTTCATAATCTTAATATTGTTTATTACCTTATTCCTAATTTAATTTCTTCGTCCTTAATTATTTTTCCAATCTTATCGGCTTCCTCATACCGTTCTTCTTTTATCAACAGTCTTTGCAATTCCGAAAGCTGGTTAATGTAAACAATATCGTTACGATCTGATACATGACGGACATATCCTTCTATCTTATCCATCTTGTCTTCCATGCGTCTGTGCCACTTGCTTACCAAGATTAAGGTAAACATCAAAGCACAAGCATTTAATAAGGTAAGGATACCTTTAAATATTAATTCTGCTGTTTCCATAACAATATAATCTGTTAATCAATAAGTTCAAATTCATAAACAAACATGAAAGGGTTACTTTCATATATACATTTGCCTAATAATTTGTATATGAGAGCGACAAAGGCTTGTTTTGCATTAGGATACTTATACTTTCCAGAGTCATCAAAACTATATGTAAAACCCATGCAATCGGTATGCGGTGAATCAAATCCTAAAAAATATTTTCCTATACCTTCTTTCATACAACTTTCATCATCTATATCTTGGAGTCGTTCAATCTTAACATTGATAATGCGGATATGATGTGGCATGGCATCAGCGCGGACAAAGAGCTTATTTTTAAATCCTGCCCCACAATACTTTTTGTTAATTGTTGATGAATCTACAAAGAAATCATTAGGGCAATTCCCCGCATGAAATATGGTTTCATAACTTTGAGCAATGGCATAAATTTCACCAACTTTGTATCGAGATAAATGCATTTTATCTTCTCTAAATGTAAATGGAATAATTTGTCTCGCCATAGTCTTCCGACCATCCAATACCGCTTGGGTTAATCCTAATTTATCGTTGAAAAATATCTTCTTCATAATCATATAAGTTTTAATGCTTCCTGTAATCCGGCTTCAAGTGCTTCTTCATAAATATCCCATTTACCACCATCATTAGGTCCTTCATAAACAGAACTAGTTATATGAGTTCCATTATCAGATTTAGATATTTCGTATCCATAGCCACAAGCACAGTTATATACACATATATGAGTATTTTGGGTTTCACGTAACCACTTTTGGGCGACGGATTGCGGAGGAACAGATAGGTATTTATAACAATGATTCAAAGTGGAAACATCTATGAGATATTTTCTTTCATTGAACCCTTTCTCTTTAAGCAGTTTTGCTGTTTCTAATGTTACAAATTCTTCGGTCATGGTTATTCTCCTTTACACTCTTTACACTCTTCACAATGCAATTTATAAGCATGGGCAAACATCCCTAACGTAACAGGATCAAAGTGAAAATCTGCCTGTTTCCCTTCTATGACAACAGAAATACATAATTTACCATCGCAAAAGTCAATATATGCTTCGCCACCTCCATCCCCTCTAATGGAAAAGGTTTGTGTCTGTACACTATCCATGGTTCTCCTCCTTCTTTAATATTGATTGTAATTGATCAAAACTCATATTTACTTGTTGTACCCTATCTATATCATACCTTATATTAGTACATTGTAAACTGCTTAAAACGTTTGACATTCTAAACGCAGGAATTACCATACAAATATCAGTTAAAACGTCTATCAACTGTTCTTTATTTAAATGTTGCAACTGAATCTTGATAATATTCCGTATTTCTTCCTCATTCATTATTATTCCTCCTTTTTTAATTCATCCAATACTTTCTTTACAAGTTCGTAGCGTGGTAATTGCCAATCTTTCGCAATATCATCTATTTTATCATCATAATGATTGTCATAAACATATTGATTCAAATCGTCAATAAACTTATCGCCATCAAGCCCCTCATCACAATCATCAAACATATCAAGTTCATTGGCTAATTGGGAGCAATCACAGTGACTCACCCAGTCATAAATACGCCCGTCATAAACATTGGTCTGTCTGTTGTATTTTTCTCCAACGTGTATTACTTCACCGCAAAATTGACATCTATGCTCTTTGCGAGCGATAGGAGTTTTATTCCTTAATACTTTTATCATTTTAACTCGTTAATTAAAGCATCAGCACAAGCAATTGCAAACCGAGCAATGCTTATAGGTATTGTATGTTTCTCTCCTTTCTTGTAATCTGCTTCCGAACAAGCGTAACCAACTTCTGTATTGTCACTTAAAATCCCTTGCATTGCGGATTTAGCCAGTTCGTATCTACGCTGTTCCCAGTCAATAGCTGAATTTCCAAGATTTAAAAAGTCAAGTTCGCATTCCTTGAAAACCATGTTATCACATACATATAAATAATCTCTGCTATGTTGAGAGTTGATGTTTAATCGGGGAATTACATCTACCAAAACCCCTGTTGATTTTACTCTTGCTTTCATATTTAATTTTCTGATTTAATAATAGTACCAAATGAACGATACCTACGCCAAACCATATTTCCACGTTGAATACTAGTAAGCCAATCACAAGCCTTAAAAACTTGTCCTACATTATATAAAAATGGTCGTTTTTGTATTTTTCTTTTTATTCTTGCTTTCATTGTCCTATTGCTTATTTAATCGAAATACATTACTTTCTTACCTATACATACTTTGAACCTTGAAAGACATTCGCTATGTTGTGTGATATGGTTAGGATTATATTTGTTAACAAAACATCCAGTACGTTTATGGTATCTGACACAAGCATTTTCAGGAGATTTAGCCAATATCTCTTTTTCATCTCTAAAATCAAAAAACAAATTATCTCTGTATGATACCTTATACCACTTCACTTGGCTTCTTATCTTTTTAAAATACTTTGCTTTCATTGTTCCTCCTTTGTTTTAATATCCGTTACTTTGCCACGATTGACAAAAAAGAAACATGCCATCACATCACACAGGTATGATCCATGCTTCATCTCACACTCTTCGCATTCTTTACACAATGAACATTTACTGCAATCGAAATTTATATTGGACACATCAATCAGTTCAATCATTTCATGCAGCACTCCGTCTATTATTATTCCGTTATTTATTTCCATATTGTCTAATTAATTTAATTGCTAATAGAGGGTCTTTATCTCCTATTTGATTGATTAGCTTTGTAAATTTGTCCACTCTACCATAGTGTCTAACGCAAATAGCATTTGCCTTCATCGAGCGTCCTAATCCGTATAAATACTCCATGCGTACATTTCTACGGATATTCTTCATTATCTTTTTTGCTTGTCTTAATTTCATATCTCAATCTCCTTTCTCTTTAATCCGTTCTAGTACATCCCTGTTGGCTTCGAGTATCTCATCGAAAGACGGGATGGGCATATAGTGAGTAATACGATATAGGGGAGAATCTTGTAAAAATATTCGATTATCCGATTCCCATTGACCATTTCCATAATACAAGCCAACAAAATATCCTTTACAAGAATCTTTCCATTCCACTGTAAAAAACACACCTGTATTTTTTCCCGGCAACCGTTCCTTAACACTTATCCAAGGTGATTGCTTTGCCTGCCATTCTGCACCGTCCTTAAAGCCATCCAAGTAATACGGCTGATACTCGTCATTGTATATGCTTCTATCTATCACGCAGCTTTCTATTGCTGCTTCTTCTACTGTCTGTTTCATTGTATCTCATTTTAATTTTTCTTCAAACTCGGCAATGATACAATCTGCATCACCGCCATGTACCCAATTCTCTAAAACGGAGGAAAGAACTTCGATAGCTTGTTCTTTCTGCCACTCTGCGCCAGCGATAAACCCCATATAATATGCCGGAAACATACTTCCGCTGCTTCTACTTTCAGCGAAAGAATGAGCTGCTTCTTCTAATGTCTGTTTCATATCCTATCCTTTGAAATTTCTCATGTATTCGCAATCCTCATCACATACACCTTTCTTTGCACAGTGAGGGATATTAGTTCCCCGCTCATATTCAAAATTATAACATAGGTTTCTGTGTTCTTTCCTTCTTTCCATAGGACCAAGTGTTCTTGCTGAACTCCATGATTCATAGTCATTGCTAGACGCCTCTTTAAGAACGCATCCATCATCGTTATATAGCTTTCTAACTTCATTCATAATCTGTTCCGTTTTGAGGATTATCCATTAAACTTAAACTCATCCATATATCCCATCTCTTTCAAGCGGATATTAAACTCTTCAATCGATTCATTATTAGGAATGAATTGTTCAAGAACATCGTTAAAAGGGTGCAGATCGTTTTTTAAAATATCATTAGCCTCTTCTTCTCCACGTTTCTTTCCTAATCGGTCTTTGCATACTTCTATGTAATCATCTTTTGTCATATTGTAGTGCGTGACTGTATCAACAATTGTACTAAACCTACAATATAAGCCGTTTGGCTGTTGGGCTATAAATGATCCCATAATTACCTCCTTCTAATTTTTTATTTATCCACGGTTGATTTTACAATAATCTTATTATCGGATGATGGCATTACAACCACATTCCCGGCATCTGTGCTAATTTTTAAGATAGGATTAGAATTTGCGTCAATACCGGCTACTATAATCATATCTCCAAAAACATATCTTTTATCTTGTTCTAATTCATTCATATTCTTTATCAATTACTTTTTTCAATTTATTAAAAGCCTTCTCTTTATCAAATCTAATCCCATCTTTGAACTCCAATATCAACTCCCAAAGCTGGCTTTTGTAAACATCACCTGCTTTATAGTCAGTCTTATAATGCCATTTCTGTGTAGTGGTTATTTCCTTAAATATATTCGTTGCATTAAGATATGCGGCTCCCCATTCTGTAAGCTCTACACTAACGGTATCATTCAAATCTATTTCTATCATAAATATTCCTTTCAAATTATTGTTATTAATCGGTTTTTACTATTTTCCCATTATCCAATATCAAATATAACCGGCATTTATAGCTGACTGTATCCGCCCATTGGTGAGCATATTTCAAATACTGATGTAGCTTATACCTTCCGGGATTATTCATCATTTTATTTCTTATTCTTTTTTTCATCAGTTTTGAGGGTTATTGTTTTTCTTCATTTTTCAAAAAGCCACTCCGGTCAGGATATACCTTTTGTACCAGTTTCTCCATTTCCTCAATAGCTTTATAGGCATTATTTATATCATCTTCACGATAGGGATTGTTAGGATTATCGCCAAATAAACCATATATGACCTTGTATGAGAGCCTGTGAGCACGTTGCCTATCAATGTATTTTTGCTCACAGGTAGCAGTACCGTCAAGCGTTCCGCCAAGGCTGTTTGTAACAGCCATAAGCCTTGCCAACAATTTCTTTTGAGTTTTATTCATTTCTTATCCGGTTATTAGCCATATACTTCTCTAACTTTCTCAATCCAATCCAAATAAGCTTGCCTTGCCTTTTGTTTAGCACACTGCTCCATAGAATCGGTAATGACATCGCTATTTTCTTCCATCTCCTCACAAAAATGATCTACCCAACTAAACGGGTCATACTCAATAAATTCTTCTGTTCTACAAAACGGACAAGGAACATCCTCTCCCTTATCGTAAAGATTACCATTCTCGTCACAGTAGTCTAAATCTTGCAATTTGCCATTGACACAGCACGCATCTGGATAGCTTGCACCCCAATATGGAAATTCGGGGCATGGTTTTTTATTTTCACTCATTTCCTTATTGTTTATCGAAAATCTTAATACACTCGAATAAATATTTTGCCACTGTTGGATTTACCGCATTGCCGATACTCCCAACTCTGTGTGACCAATTGGGAAACCCATCATCATTTCTAACAGTGCTATGCGCTGGGATTTCAAGAATCCTTTTTGCGCAAGTATATCCGATATTCGTATCTGATGCCCACTGTTTAAATATTGAGTTAAAGCATCCATTGTTGCAAATGTCGCCTTGTAGTCCGATTTTATTGGAGTAGGCAATAAGATAAAGTCTTTCCCTTTTGTGCGGGTATCCAAAAGCGTAGTTTGATATACATTGCCATTCCGCATCATACCCGATTTTGGAAAGGTCGCATAACACCTGTTCGAAGCCGGAAATAACGAGAGCTGGCGAGTTCTCAATGATGACGTATTTAGGTCTAACCTCCCGTACAATTCTATACATCTCACTCCATAAGCCGGATCGTTTCCCTTTAATACCTTCACGTTTTCCGGCAACGCTGATGTCTTGACACGGAAATCCTCCACTAATGATGTCCACATATCGAAGCCCGGTTGTTTTTGTAATATCTGTGAATCTTTCTGCATAAGGAAATTTATTTTTTAATATTTCACCTTGAAATTTTTCAATTTCACAATTCCATAGGGTTTTAATCCCTGCCATTTCAGCACCTAATTCAAAGCCACCAATGCCACTGAATAAGGATCCATGAGTCAGTTTACTATGCTCCATTTATTTCATTACTATTTCTGTTTTGAACCATTTTCCTGATGTCAGGTAAATGGTAATTATTGGCAATTAAATTCTAATTGTATTATCAGTCAACTGTTAATCAACTTCCACTAACTCACCGTTTTCCAGTCTATACCATGTGTCGGCCTTGACAACCTCACCATCGACTACTACAGCCTTCCAATCGACAATATCATACGAATCTTCCCCTTCCTCAGCTATGACCAAAATTGCACCAATTCCGCCCTTTACCCGAACATTGTTGCCTCTTGCCACTGACAGACCATTTGATCCGGTTGAAGCCTTTCCTCTTGCCGTGGCAGCACCACTATCACCAGCCGTGGCAGCACCATAATTACCAGCCGTGGCAGCACCATAATCACCAGCCGTGGCAGCACCACTATCACCAGCCGTGGCAGCACCATAATTACCAGCCGTGGCAGCACCATAATCACCAGCCGTGGCAGCACCATAATCACCAGCCGTGGCAGCACCTCTATCACCAGCCGTGGCAGCACCTCTATCACCAGCCGTGGCAGCACCATACTCACCAGCCGTGGCAGCACCTCTATCACCAGCCGCAACCTTACCAATCTCAGAAGCCCCACCCTACCCACCACCCGCCACCGCAATCACACATATATCATCTACCGTACAAACACAAATA